TAGACGCTAAGTCAAGTTCTTGTAGTTTAACAATAATAGGGGCGTTTATCAATTTTTTTTGTTCAGTTTCATAATTTAACAGTACGTCAGAATCAATTGCCCACTGCTGTAATTGTTCATTAGTGGGGGGGGGTGCTATAAGATTCCACTCTTTAATAAAAGCTCCTTTCCCGTCACTATTATCCTGTAAGATAATATCTTTTAAAAAATTAGCATCAGGGTATTTTGCTTGTAATATATCATATAAATTCATTGTTTTACGTTCTCTCAATTAAACAACCAGAAAAAAAAGTATAGGAAGCCCCGTTCAATGTGGATTTATTGGAACCCGAAGACTGATATACGAAAAACTCTACATAGTCGGTAGTGCCATTAAGGGAAAACATACCTAACACCGGCGTAGCATTGCCTCCAGTACCAGCAGAAAAAATACTTAATTCAATGGTTTCTGTGCCACCATTTTTACTGAGCTTTGGCAAACATAATGAACCAGCCACCATACTTTGAAATGTCACAGCCGCTGAAAAAACATACACGCCAGCAATATTCGGAGTAAACCTGTAATTAGTAGTGCTATCAAATAATCCTCCAGAATCAAATTTCTCGGAGTTTAGACTACACTTAGTTGATGTACCCGTGCTAATAACCTGATCAGCGGAATTATAAGCATAGAAGGCTGTAGCTGGCTTAGTCACTCCAGTATAAGGCAACCCCGTACAATTAGTTAATGTTCCAGAAGTAGGGGTGCCTAGTAAAGGGGTTACGAGTGTAGGAGATGTTTGGCGTAATAGAAGCCCTGAACCGCTGATTAAGCTTCCATTAGGTATTATATAAAAATCCCAGCTAGCAGCTGTTGTTCCTGTAGTTAAAATACAAGTGACAATAGATATACTCAAAGCTGGGATAGCAATAATAGTATTAGCTCCTGATGATTGTACCGTAACTACACCAGTGCTGTTGTTCACAATAGCCCACTGTCGACCTGTTGTTAATGTAGATGTTACTGGCATAACTACAGTTTGAGTAGTAGAGCCTGTAAAAAACTGCTGAAAGTTGGAAGATGTTGTTAGTGTAGTTGTGCCAGCTGCAGTGGCCGTAGTAGTATACGCATCCCTACTTGTTCCTCCTCCTGTAGGGGCTGCAGACGTCCAATTAGTGCCATCAGAAGTTAATACGTTACCAGAAGTGCCAGGTGCAGCCCAAGTCTCAGTCGAGTAAACATTATCAGTACCATCTGATATTAATACTTTACGAGTTGTACCAGATGAGCTTGGGTAAGTAGGCGTTGACCATAGAGGTATTGCTGCATTGCCAGCGCTTTGGCATATTTGCCCTGCACTGCCGGAAGTCATACTTTGATGCGCCCCAGTACTTGTAGTGCCGCCAACAATAGGGGCATAAGCAGTTGCAGAGGCTCTACCACTACCTCCATAAGTTACCGTAATGACTGTTGCATTCCACACCCCGCTAGTCAAAGTACCGAGAATAGAGATATTAGTAGTACCTGCCCACGTACTTAAAGCTGTATTTTCAACATTGTTTAGTGATAGTAATGATTTTACCGTAGATACTGATAATACCTCTGGTATCCCTGTACCAGCTGTATTTCTGCCTAATAAACTTGCAGTTGCCATTGTTGCCATTTTACTTAATGTCACTGCATTAGCGGCAATAGTAGTAGCAAATGAATTTGTGCCAGAACCTGTTACATCACTTGTCAATGTTATAGTTTGATCTCCGCTATTAATACCAGTTAAATCAAGCATTGTCTTAACTGTACTTGTACTAAGTACTTCTACATTCCCTGTACTAGCGGTAGTCCTACCCAATATTGACGCGGTAGCTATAGTATTCATCTTAGCTAAGGTAACTGCATTATTCGCAATAGTAGCTGCTACGCTTCCAGAACCAGAAGCAGTTACATCCCCTGTGAGAGCTGATATACCGCTACTGCTCGAATATGAGGATGCAGTAGCTCGTAAAGATACTATAGCCCCTGATGTAAAAGAGGAAGCACTAGACCCGTCAGATTCCCTTACTACTGTTAAATTTAAAGAACTTACCGCTGTAGCGCTAACTCGTTCAATCGTGCTACCTTGTTGTATAGTCAAAATACAAGTATCCCCTGCTCCAATAGCAGGTAAATTAGTTACACTAGCAACAGGTATCGTAGTTACAGAATTATTAATTCCGCTTGTTAAAGAAGTAGTATAATTATTAGAGTACAATCTTGTCATTATGATATATCCTCTAATTCTATAGGATTATTTAAGTCTAATCTTATTTCAGGCGTTGCTGTATTGTTAGATACTACATTCACTGCAGTAATAATTCTGATGTATATAGGTAGCGCATTTGCAACTCCAGAATTTACTGTATTTCCTAAAGCTAAAGATGCTCCGGGTGTGTTTGTAGCTAGTGCTCCGGAGGATAAAGCTAAAGTTATCTCAGTTGTGGCATGCTTAGGGGCTATTAACGTCCAAACAGCAGTACCGTCTGTAACTGTGCTCCCAATACCACTTGTAGGCCAAGTTGGAGCAGATGCTCCGCTTGTTCCAGCCGTTATACATTTGTACCTAAACCCATTAGATACTGTGGGCTGTCTCATATCTCCAACTATATAAGCTGTGCTAGCAATCCAGTGAGCTAAATTATCTACAACAGATAAAACTAAATTATCAACCCCTGGATCACTTGATGCTTGTAATACTCTAAATATTGGGTCTGCTACAATAGACATTAAATATAATACTTTGTCGGTAGGATTATCTGATCCGTCTACCCGTTCCTGTAAATCGTATACTCCGACATATTCAGTGATACCACCAGAATCTATATACAAGCCATATGTTTGTGTAATTAGTGCCATAGATATTTATCCATTATTTAGCTACCGAAGCAGCACTTTGAGCTAGTAAGTTTACAATAGTATCAGCAGCCGCTTTAGAAGATGCATCAGTCACTTCTTTAGATTGAGCTATAGATAAATTGAATCCAGCAGCTGTTTCTACCTTTATATTTAAATCAACTCTTTGTGTTTGGGGATTAACTTTATCCACCATAGCTTTTAGTTCATTAAGTACCCCAATTTGAGCGAGAGTAGATACTTGATCTGTACTCCCTGCAGCATTTTGCCCATAATGATCTTGTAGTGCTGTTAGGGCATCGGCAGACGACACTTGGCCATTTTTAAGAGATTTTAATTTACTATAGTCTAGTTGCGACCCCATATCATATTGGCCGTCTCCACTAGTAGTTAAGCTGGATAAATCTATTTGTTTCCCTGTTATTGTGGATTTATATATATCCCTTACTGCGTTTTGAAAATTAGAACTTAATTTAGGTTCTGAAATTGCTTTGCCTTCTTTATCTGTTAAGCCGACAATTTTACTTAATTCAGATTTACCTAAAGCTTTTATTTGATCTTCTAAGGTTGAATTAAGTTTTAACGCTGCGTCAGTTTGCAGTTTAGTTGCATCAGTTTGAGCTTTTAACGCATCCGCGAAACTAGGAAAAGAGGTTTGCATAGCTAACTGTAAGTTTGTCATAGGGGTAGATAAACTATCTGATAAGCCTTGGACTAAATCATCTCTCTTTAATTTAGATTTATCTAAAGCGTTAGACGCTGCGTCATTTTTTAATAACCCTTCTCTAGCTGCCATAGCATCAAATTGCAATGATATATTGGGCACATAAGACTGTTTTCCAGAAGATAAACCAAGGGTTGCATTTAGGTTACTAGAGTTATCTAGCGCAGTTTGCCCTAATTCAGTATCTGCTTGTTGGTCTAATTGGGCATTAGATAAGTTACTCTCCAATTTAGTCTTTTGCACATATAAAAAATATGTCTGTACACTCTGCAAAGTATCTAGAAGAGCCCCTAAAGATTTAATTGCAACTTGAGTTGCAGAGACTATTGCATCCGAAAAAGATTTAGCAGCAGCATCAATCCCACCCATATTTTTTATAGTTTCTTCAATAAAATTTAAAATTTTTGTAAACGCAGGAGAAGTTTCAGCTACTACTTTTTCTTCGAAACCTTCATATATTTTGCCTAATTTTATCTTAGCGTCTTCAAATTCTTTAGTAGCAGCTCGTTGAGTATCGGTTAGCTTTAACCCTAGCTTATCGTATTCTTCTATAGTTTCAGCAATATTAGTTTTGACTAAAGTCAATGCAGCTACTGCACCCCTACCCATGATAGATTGAGCCGTTGCAGCGGCTATATTTTTATCTGTAACTTTTCCTAGTGCAGCCTCTACTTTAAGAAATTGTTTATCAATATCTAACCCTTGCAAATCTTTAAATGTTAAACCTAAAGTTTTAAATGATTTTACTGCTTGTTCGTCACCTTGGCCTAATTTCCCAATATTGACACTTAGCATTTTTACTATCATTGACACTGAATCCATTTCAACGCCAGATAATTGAGCCGCATCAATTAATGTCTTAAATGCAGAAGCATTTACTTGTAACCCAGCAGCTTTGTTGGTTACTTTAGTAATACTTTCAGCTACAGAAATAAAACTAGATTCTAATTCTTTTACTAAACTAGATAATTCGTGAACCCCTATACCTACAGCCAACCATTTTACAAATTTATCAGTAGTGGACTCTACTGCTTTTCCTACCATATTTGTGTTGTTTTTAGTTGAAGTTAAGCTAGAATCTAACTTTGAAATATTTGCGTATAGTTTACTAAAAGCAGCATCTATTTGATTAGTTTGGGCTTGGAATAATACTTGTAATGATGTTGTTTCTTCTGCCACCGTTAAACTCCTAATACTTTTGCAATTCTCTCAAAACTAGCATCTTCATCATTGTCGTCGATATTATTTTCTATTTTTAATTTTTCTTTAAATTCTTCCGACTCAGCAATATAAAAAGCAATATAACCGTGTATCTTTCGTATACTCCACCCTCTAATCACATCCACATCTATTCCCAGCTTATCCCCTATTCTATACGCAAATAATTCAAGAGGCTGGGCAATTAGTTTTTTGCTTCTTGTTCCACTACTTCATTTGTAAAAATTAAAAAAGTAGATATTTGTTCATTTAATTCTTGGGCTACTTTAGCTGGCATTTTAAGCACTAAGTCGATATCTGAGTCTTCAAAAATTCTTTCACCTGTTTCAGTAGATAAACATAACAAGATTATTCTTGCTAACATATTAGGCTTATCTACTTTATTATCAGCTAGATAGTTAGTCAATTCTTTAAGAGTAAGTTGTCTTATATAACAATCTTTATTTAATGATTGCAAATGAATCATTTTTACATCTGAAGTAAATTGATTAAAATCATTTTTAGTTAACATATTTAAATTCTCTTTTAAAAATTAAGGCGCAGGAGCAACCCAGTCATCATCAGCTTGCACACATAAAGTTATTGTACTTTGCCAAACAGAGTTGTAAGGTATACTTATCGGCATACTTAAAACATACGCAGTAAACCCCTTAATTGTTTTTGTTCCTTCTGGGATTACTAACTTAAATTCTCTAGTAATACCGCTTAAATACATAGTTTCCATTTCGGCTAAAAAGTCATCATCAGGGTCATGGTTAAAAGTGACCGCACAACTACCATCATCAGGTAACCCCGTCAAAAATTCTCCAAAAATACCAGATTCAGCAGTTGAAACATCAATAGTAGACGCAACAACGCCAAAAGGGCCGAATGATTTTATTTTAGGTGTATCAATCCAAGCATCATCTGCTGCATTTCTAACAGATAACACTGACCCTGCAAATTTACGTGTATCAGTTGCAACACTCATGACGTAGCCCTCACTGGAGCAGTAGTTAACTGCATTGTAATAGTACCTTTAAACACATCATTGTCTTTACCATCCCAAGTAAACCCTAATACCGCTGCTGAAAAATTAATAAATTTAGTAGTTCCGCTAGGGGCTTGCACCTTAACAGCTTTAACTGTTCCAGCAATTCTATCAGTTTCTAAGGTAGTTTGCACTGTATTGTCAGGGCTATACATTATATTAAATGTAAATTGACTAGCAGAAGATCTGCCTGGTCTAGTTTTTATCCTGTCGTCTTCCCAAGTTCCAATATTAATTTTTGACAATGCTTCATAAAGACCATTAGCGTCAGAAATATTACCTATATTTGTTCCACCCCAACTAACTAGCGACCCAGTACTTTTAACTGACATCTTTTAGCCCCTTTAATATGTATAACAATTATATTTAACTTCAATAAAACCACTGAACCAAGCTTCTTCAAAATTTGTTTTTTTCCTTCCCACACTCATAATTTCTACTTTTGTATTATTAACTGTAAGAGTAGGGTTATGTGAGTAATGGCTATATATATTATCTAAGTCTGTTAGCAACTCTGCCGAACCTTTATTCATAGGCACAAACACATCTATTTGCAAAATACCTGTTATTTTCTGTAATCCATCTGCTGTTACTAGTTCCGTGTTAAGAGTAACATTTGTCACTCTCCACCACTTAGTGCCAACCTTTTTACTATAATCAGTTTCACCATTTTCCCAAGCAGTATTGCTAGCACTGTATCCAGTTATATTTGTTACGCTAGTTTCCAGTAAAGATTGTATATCAAATAGTACGCCCATTTATTATTTACCTACTTCGGAAATAGCTTTAGTTAATGCTTCATTCCCAGCGGCTACTGCTGATTCTACGAATTTTATCGGAGCTTGTTTTGACCAACCGTTATTTAACCTAGCTGCATAAGGTAAGTTATTCGTTAAATACAACTTATCATAAATAGTCATGCTGTTAGGGATATTTATAATAGGCGAAGGTATTTGGGTACCTTTGGGCAACGCATCATATAATATTGATAAATTAGGTAAATTTATTTGCGCTTGCCAGTTACCTCTAAATCTACCAGTGTCAACAGGAGACTCTTTAACTAATTTATTAAATATTTCAATGCCAGTAGCTCTATATATCTTATTAAGTTTGTTTTCAAGTCTTTTCTGTGCTCTTTGCATATTTTCTAAGTTGCTCATCGTTATACTCCTATTTGGAGTTGATAACCACAATTAACCGAATTCACTTCATAAGATTTAACTTTTAAAATTCTATATGTCACAGACCCTAGAGCTACCGTATCTGACTCGAAAGGTACATATGCTGAAGACCCACTAATATATAATTTTTTTGTAGCCCCTACAACAGCCGTGTTAACTAGTTCATAGCTCGTGAAATCAACTGGCGCGGCTTTTATAGTGAATGTTAAAGGTGTACTAGCTGTTGCTGTTAAAGAACTTGTATTATGAGTACCGTAAACTTTGCGAGTAAATGTTACGTCTTCCGCTCTACCAAATTTAGTAATTAATCGGTCAACTGAGGATATAATATTATCTGTTTGCGTAGTCATCCGTAACTCCTCTCAGTTTTAAAGTTTAAGCCTGTCAAACTGCCGCAAACTATATATTTTAACCACATATTAATGCGACGATAAATTGGATCTTCACTATAGCCATCCATGTATGTTACATCAAATACATCCATACGTTCAGATTTAATAGCTTTTTGCGTGTTAGCTAAAGGGTCATTCCCTAAGCTAAGTTGAATTACGATTTCACATAGTGCATTTTTAACACAAAGTGGAATTGTGTTATCTAGTTGTAAAATATGAAAAATATATACATTATCTCTAGGAAACTGCAAACTTTGTGAGTCACTTACTCTACAACCTACAAAGTTTAAAGTCTCAAACATATCCATTGCTTGCTGCATATAAACATCAATTTTAGTTGGGTCAATTACATAGCCTCTAGCTAAAGCATATGCAATAGCTCCAGCAGTACTAATATAAGTATTAGCCCCTGATACTATTGCACCTGTTTCAACTATCCAGCTCATTAATAATCACCTAACATAACCCAAGTAAGCGTTATTGTGCCTGTCCACGTTCCTGTAGCAGCTGTGTGAGTTGCATCATCTGCTATTGCTACATTTAAGTATACAGGGCCAGGAGTTGTTGTTCCATCATACCAACGTGCTCCAGCTTCTGTTAAAGCTGCTGCTACGGGCAAAGCTTTTGTCACAGCTACTTTAGCTACAGCAGTTGTCATAGTTGTCGACTGTAACCAAGTTGCTTCTGTAGAAACTAAAGTAGCCCCTGTGCTAGCTGTCACACTACCTAAGGCTACAACACCTGTAAAAGCATCAATGATCGTGCCTGTAACACCCATAGTTAGAGAGCCAGATATAACAGCGCCTAACATACAGGTTGCACCTTCTGGCATTGTGTAAATTTTAACTCCACCATATTGTGCAACCCCTGCATCATCTGCAACAGAAATAGGTAACGCTGTGCAAGTCAATTTAACTCTATTGATAAGCCCGTCACCCGATTCAACAGCTGAGACGTATGCTTTAACAGCATTAGGTATTGTTCCAAAAGGGATACCATTGTCATTAAAGACTTCAACTTGCCTAGGAGCATAAACTCCAGCATTGCGCTGTATGCCTCCCGTCGTCACAAATTTAGTAGTCATAGGTTAATCACTATCTTTAGCTAAAAATGCAGAGAAATTAATACCTGTTGCAATTGTTCCTGCAACTAAAGTACTTAATCTAACATATCTATAAGTAGTTCCATTTTCTTCATTGCGCATAGGAATTACATATCTACCAGGCGCAGACAATGCTGCATCCATTGGTACAACAAGATTGCCGAAAACTTTCTTCGCAAGACATACACTACCAGAATCCATCGCAGCTACATTTGAGCCTTCAAGAGATACTGTATAAATTTCATCTCCTGTAGCAATTTCACAAGTTGAAAGGTCAATAACTAAGTCAGCATCAACTAGTCCAGCCCCTAAGTCTAATATTGTTCCGTCTGTTGAAGATGCTAGTAACCCAGCATCTTTTAAGCTTGTAGCATCATCATATGTGTAGCTACCGTATTTATTCATACTTGTCATCAGTAAATCTCCGATTAAGCTACAATTGCAGCGTCAGCAATATTATTTAAACGGCATACACCGCGACCGTTGAAAATAGCCATACCACAATACCACTCTATTCTTGTACGATAAGCTGGCTTAGACTGTAATTCCCCTAAGTCATTAACTCTCATTGAACCATTTTGCAATCCTGTTAGCCCATCAGGTCCTATACTAACTACATAGATTGAAGTAGCAGTG